TTCCGTCAACTGCTCACGCGTGATGTCCACGCCTTCAAAAACCATGATGGCCTGAATGAACTGCTCCACACCGTCCATCCGGTTGCTTGCAAGGCTGTTCAGCGAATCCAGAAGCGGCAGTACCACTTCAAACGCGCCCATCCTCAGCGGGTTGCACGGATACTCAATCAGCGTGACCATCCCGAAGTTGTGGCGTACTTCGTTTGTAATCTCAAGCCCGCCAAGCACGCCTTCAATGGTATAGGTCGCGTTCTCCGTGTACACGGTATACTTGATGTTGCTTTCGGGCGGGTCGGTGTATACATACGTCACGCCCATCACAACGCGCCTGGATACATCGTTCAGCCTGACAACAAACGTATTGATAGGATCCGGAATGTAGATTTCAAACGGTGCTTCGTCCAGATAGTCCGTTCTCACCCTGTCGCGGTCGTGAAAGACCAGCCTGTATCCGACGCCGCAAGTGAACATCTTATAGGCAAGTTCAAAGTCCTTCGACTGCTTGCCTTCCGAGAACATCAGCGAATTGAACTTCGCGACCTTCTCAGGCACTTCGTTGTCCTTGCTTCCGCGGCTCTTGTACTGAATCGGCTTGCCCGCAAACTCTGCGGCCTTGAACGTCACAATCTCGTTCGCAAGGTTCACAACCACCTTGTTGTTGATCTCGCCGTTTACCTTTTTCTCCCGGTGCAGAATCGGCTGCATGCCGCGCATGTACTTTTCAAGGTAAATCTCTTCCGCGCGGTTCTGGCTGTGTACAGCCATCGCCTTCTCCAAAACGTCAATCACGTTCTCACGGGTGATGTTTTCCTCGCCCGTGTAAATCACGCGTCTACCGTGAAGTCGGAGCGGACTTACGCCGCTTTGCATCCGCACAACATCAGCTTCCAGCGCCATGATCCGTCCCTTCTTTCACGCTAAAATCTGCCTGTATAAACGAAAAAGCGCCACGTTACCTAAGCCTTTCGGCTCTGAGCAACATGGCGCTCTCCATGAAAAAGCATTTTAACGGGCAGTACAGATGGCTACCCAACTGCATTATAACACAAAATATTGTGGTGTCAAGTGGCTTTTGATACTATATCTTGTTTTTTCTGTGCTTTACCACGGTCTCTGAAGAATCTCGACCTTCGTCTGCGCGAACGACTGCACATAATTCACGAGCATTGCAGTCGCGTCCACCGCGTCATCCCACTTATTTCTACCGATCATCGTATAAGAACACAAGAAATTCATGTACCGTTTGTATTCAGTGTTGTTTTTGATAACCGAGTCATCCTTGAACAAGAAATGTTCTTTCACAAACGGCGACGCGACGATGATCTTTGTTTCCTTGTTCTGTGTCGTGTATTTCGTTGTTATCTTTGTTATCCCGCCCTGAGCCTTAATCGCAGCCTGTACACTCTGTGCGACGCGGCCTCCGGCAGAGTTGCTTTCAAACCGGCTCATCTGCACCTTATGCTTGACGCACTTCTCCACAAGTCTCGGCTCTACCACTTCCGGGTTTGAATTGTCGCAAACGACATCTTCAATATAATAGTCGTTCCCGTACTGATAGGCTATCGGCATCACGCAATAGTCGGTGCCCCTGTCCTTCGTATCGCACACAGACAGTATCGCGTCAGGCTCCCCGTCAGGCAATTCAAAGTATCTGCGCAGCTCATGCTCCGGATACAAAAGTCCTTCGCGTTCAATCGGCTCGTTCATGTACAACGCCCGCCACGACGCGTCATCCATAATGTCACGCTGTTCGTGATAAAACTCCGTTGTAAATCCGACGCCGTACAGATAGTCGAAATTGCTTTCATCGTTCTCGTCAAGCGCAGGCATCACAAGGAACTGTGCCCGTTCATCTCCTTCATACCTGGCGGATAGTCTGCCAATAACGTCATGGCAACTCCACCTGGTCGCGAGATGCAGTTCTTTACAATGGTCTCCGACTTTGCGTTGTCTCAAGTCCGTTGTATAAATCTCCCACAGCTTATCCATCCGCTCTTTGGACAAGGACTGCTCTATACCGCTGATCAGGTCGTCGCAGAACAGTAGCCGCCCGGCCCGGTACAGACCGGCATTCCCCGCGCCGACAGAAGTGAACTGCAATGTTTCAAACCTTTTGCGCTTTCCAAGATCGATCCGCAGATCCTTCGCGTTTGTGCTCGTCACCGTCAAATCCGGGAACACATCGTGCCACAGGTACTCTCCGTTCGGATCGAATATGCGCAAACATTCGTCATACGCACCGCGAACAAAGGCATTGCTGTGCGACCCGGTCAGCATCGGCTCATCAGGATACCTGCCGGCCATCCACGAAAGAAAGAAAATAGCCGTGCCACTCTTGCCAACGCCCGGCGGTAAACTTATGCAAACAATGTCATATTTATCATCTGCAAGCCCCTGAAGCAAGTTGACGACTTTGAGCAGCTTGCTCCTCCGCGGCAGATAGAATTGTTTCCTCGGGTCTCTCTTGGATTCTATGTATAGCAAGAAGGCATCAAAGTCCACCTTCGCGTCAAGATACAGCGAACGCCGATACGCCGTCTGCAACACGCCCATTTCCTTCCGTTCCGTCGCGTCAAGTGTCCGCATCACCCGGTTGATCTCGTTCCGAAACCGCTTGTTCAGCGCGTGATACCCGTCCTTCCCGCTTTCCATCTCGCTCTGGAAGTATGTCAGCATGTTGTCGTATAACTGCACTTCCTTCGGATGCGTCTCGATATACGCCATCAGTTTGTGCTCGTTCGCGGTCATCATATCCGTGCCAGGATTATCCGCTGTCATATATTCCCTCCGTTTCGCCATTTTATATGCCTCTTCCATTCCGATAAGAGCCTGTTTCTCCCAAAAACATAAATAGCCCCCTTATAGTGTAATTACCCACTATTCGGGGAGTGAACTACTCGGCAATTGAATTGCCATAGCATCTGGAAGGACAAGAGTCCAGATCCAGGGTGCGTCCATAACACCATTACTGCTGTCTGTAAGAACAGACTACCTGTCCATCACTGCTGCCGCCACGTCAACAATTCGTTCCATGCTGTCACCACCTTTCATAGACACATTATATCATCGACACTACGCACATTCAATTCGCATTAACACACAGCCCTTCCCATTCCGCGTAGGCTTGACTTTGCCATGCTTGCCGACAACTTCTTGCCCGTTCCTACCCGTGACGATAGGGTCTTTTTTACTTTTTGGCGCTATTTTCAGGCCGGTTACAGAAGGCCTTTTTGCATTTTCGCGAGTTTTTCCAGACAGGCAAGCGTCATGCCTTTTTTGCATTTTTCGCGAGTTTTGAAATCACTTTGTGTCCGCGACAATGTAAAAGGCAGTGAACAGTTGTCATCTGAGCGCCACATAATTCAACGAACCCTTTCATGCAAAACAACACCAACTCTTGCAGCCGCTTCTTCCGCTTGTCTTGTATAAGTGCTATTCGTTACAACCATAGCCGCTTGACATCCGTAGTAGTGCATCCCTGCAAGCGCTTCCTCTATTGCCTTGTATCCGACCGGCTTGCTGTAATACTTACACTGCACCGAGACCCTTCGCCCCCTCTTATCTTTGCATATGATATCTGCCCCGTAATCGCCAGATTGTTGCGTGATCTGAATGTTCGTATATCCCCATTTTTTAAGAACTTGCCCGACATGGCATTCATATGCGTATGACGTGCTAAATGTACCGACGCTCACCGCTCCGCGCGTTCTTCTGCCGCCCCTGCCGCGAGTGCCAACCGATCCGAACAATGACAAGACCGCCACAATTAAGATGATGAACACAAGCCCGAAGTCGTTAAGCTCTGCCGTTTTCGTGCCGCTTACATAGGTCGGCTTCACAGTCACGCTCCGCAACTGGTTGCTGTTATTAAGCCGTTTCGTACTCGGTGCACTCGTCCGCGTCGGCTTCGCTGTCGGTGCTTTCGTCTTAGTGCTGTGAAGGGTGCTGTCCGATAACATATCGGCACCTCAATTCGTTTCAATATCAGTCCTTCAGGATGGGTTCGTGTTGACCTACTGTTTCAGTTCCTTTCCCGTACTTATAAACACCGCGATATGTTTGCTCGTTGTTCAAGATCGTTTGTATGGCAGAATGTAAAAAGTTTTTTCCGGTCTTTGTTTTATATCCGAGTCTGTTAAGCTCGTCTGCAATACCAATAAGTGTCATTCCACTGTTGCGAAGTTTGAATACAAGGCGCACAATTTCGGCTTCCTCAGGTACAACAATTAACTGACCATCTGACACCCGATAGCCAATCGGCGGTTTCCCACCGGCATACCCGCCCTTCTCAGCCTTTGCTTTTCGCCCCATGGCTGTTCGCATCTGAATGTTTTCGCTCTCCATTTGGTTGAAGGATGAAAGAATCCCTATCATTGCGCGCCCCCAAGGTGAACTTGTGTCAAGGGTTTCGTTTATGCTGAACAAGATAATGTCGTTTGCAAGCAGAACATCTTCAATAATGGTCATTGTGTCGCGCTGTTTTCTCGACAATCTGTCCAACTTGTAAATAACAACTGCATCAATCTTCTTTTCTTTGATCGCAGTTATCATTGCTTGAAGGCCGGGTCTGTCCATGGTCCTGCCGGAAAATCCGGGGTCGCTGAACGTTGTGACATAATTCCACCCCTTCGCGACAATAACAGCCTTCCCTTGCTTTTCTTGCTCTTCAATAGAGTATCCCTCAGCCGCCTGTTCGGCAGTAGATACCCTTGTGTACACACACGCGTTCTTAATCTCGAACATTTGACCGCCTCTCTTTCTGACATTTACAATTATAAAGCATAGTTGTAATTGTGTCAATGCGTTTTTTGAAATTTCTGTGATTTTGGACAAATATAGTAAAAATAAATCTGCCACATTCCGGCCACCATGATACATGGCACAATCGCTCTTTTTTGTTTTTCGCGGGTTTGTTCGTTCCGGACACGGTCGCTCTTTTTTATTTTTGTCGGTGCTGAGAGGGGTTCTTCGGCCCGGGCATGCTTCCTGGTATTCCCTGCCGGTACACCCTCAACAGATCGGATGAAAGCTTGGCCATGCTGAAGCTTGGAAGCGTACACCCTCAACAGATCGGATGAAAGCTTGGCCATGCTGAAGCTTGGAAGCGTACACAAATTTATAAAAAATCTTGAAAAATAGTCAAAAAAATACGATTTGCCTATTGACTTTTATTGTTATATGTATATAATAGTAAATGTAAAGAGTAACACAACGAACCGACAAAAAACAACGGAGGGAAAAACAATGACAAGTACACACCTTGCAAACGAAAAAGCCAGGCAGCAGGCCCGCGAAAATGCTGCATCATGGATCAAGTATCAAATCGAACGCGACAGCAAATCGATTACCACCGACGCCGCCGGCAATCTTTATTGGACCGAAGAACAGCCCGAAAATGAATAGTCCGGTGGCCAACGTCCGTTACACTAGCAACAAAGAATGAACAATAGGATGGAAAAGCAATGAAAACATTCCAGACGATCAAAGAAGAGCTCAAGAAGGAAAGACAGAACACGAAGTATTTCAATAAACAATTCTTTACAATTTACAACGATGCGCTCGAAACGATCAAGCGAAACAACGAAAAGGGAATCGATGATAGTTACAACGATAACGGCATCTGGACACGGCACGCATGGGACGAAGTGAGAAAAACAGATTTTTACCAGAAAAACAGCTGCGCATATTGTACCTTCCTTCAAATCGTGGCGTAAACGCCGCGCTAATGTAGCCAAAGCCCGTTGCAAGCCGGGTTGAAAAATACAGAGCAGCGCAAAGAGGCGGAACAAAGGAAAACAAAAAGAGGAGGACAAAAAAATGTTGAGAAGCAACAGCAAACAGGCCCGCGAAAACATCCGCGCTTATATCGTGGATCACTTCGACGGCACGAACTACGCGCCAGACTTCGATTATATCGAACAGGCCAGGAAGGACAACGAGCAAGGTATCCGCAACGTTGACATTTTCAGCATGGTAGCGCACGCAATCGCGACAACGTTCTATGACGAAAAATGCCGCTATGACAACCGATTCAAGGCTGGAAGGCTCTCCCGCTATGAATTGTTTGAAGACTGGTGTGCGGGCCTGCCGTCTATCCTGGACACTTGCTACTATTACAACCGGTCAGCGGTTGACGATATGGGAAACATACTTGAAGAAAGCGACACTGAAAAAGCAAAATACACAGAGCAACAGGCGGAAAAGCGGTTGACACAGCTTATTTACAGAGAGATTTACAGCGTGAAGGGGGTTTGATGAAATAATCCGGCCCGCAAGGGCCCGCCTTAATGCGACCGCGGCCGGTGGCAAGTCCGGATAAACGCAGAGTCAAGGCAAAGAAAAAAGAGGAGGTAAAAAACCATGATCGAGATTAAAAAAGCAGACTTTGACAGGCTCCGCAAGAGGCACCCAGATTATATTAGCCGCTGCATGATAACACATGAGCACGACAGCAAACAGTGTCGGCGCGGTGAATGGATGGCGTTTGAAGGAGTTTTAACAGGGGACTGGAGCAACGGAACTAGGCTAATTTTTCAACACATCCATTTTGAAATCATCTAATCGGGCCCGCGCGGCCCGCCTTAATGCAGCCATGGACCGTGACAAGCCGGTGTAAATGCAGAGTCAAGGCAAACACACAAGCCCAGGAGACGGGGAAAGCTCCACAGAAAAAAACCGGTTCCCGCGATCCGGACAAAAAATCACGGCGCAACCGCGTGCGAGAACGCGACAGAGCAACAGCAGACAAACGACAGGAGGAATGATCAAATTGTTTGGTTTCAAAAAGGCCCGCCCTCGCTATTGGAAGACGCCAACCGGCGAGGCATACAACCTGTATCTGGACGTTGCCAAGCAGCCCCATACATTGATTGCAGGGGCTACAGGATCCGGAAAAAGCGTTTTTCTGAATGGTATCATCTACTCAAGCCTGTTTTTCAGTCCGGAAAAGGTGCGCTTCATTCTGATTGATCCAAAGCGAACCGAGCTTAGAAAATACGCCAACCTGCCGCACACGATCTGTTATGCAGATACCGCTCCCGCAATTCTGGACGCGCTCCAGCAGGCCAAACAGATTGTAGATGACCGCTATTCTGATATGCAGCGGCGAGGCCTAACAGAATACGACGGCGGGCACGTATACATCATTATTGATGAATTAGCCGCCCTGATGACCACACAAAAGAAAGCAGTTCTTCCAATTCTGCAATATCTCGGTATCATTGCCCGCGCCGCGCGTGTTCATATGATCGCGTGCACGCAAACAGTCAAAGCGGACATTCTGCCCACCACGTTGACCTGTAACTTTGATTCCCGTATTGCCTTGCGGACCGCAACGGCACAACAGTCCAGAATGCTAATTGACGTTTCTGGTTGTGAACTGCTTCCGTCGCCGGTACGGGAGCACCGTGCACAATGCTATTACCGCAACGGTGCAGACCTTACATTGTACAACGTGCCGCGGTATTCTGACGAGCAAATTGCCGAAATGATCAACTATTGGACGTCACCCGCGTGCATGGTCGCTTGATTCTGGTTTCTGGTGTTCTGGTTCTGGTGTTCTGGTTCTGATATTAAATGGAGGTGCTAAAGATGAGAAACAACGACCTGACGCGCGAAGAGACCTATATTATTGATTCTGTTATCACAGCATGCATTTCTGTTATGGGCGAGGAAAAATGGAGAAGTCTCACCGCAAAACAGCAGCACGATGCCATTATGATTATTGTCGGCGACGCAAACAAGGCGCTTGACATCATCGCCGCGAAAGTCTGAACCACAACGGCCCGCCGGGAGCCGTCAATCCCGGCGCGAGGCGGAAAAACACCACAAAAAAGGGAGGGCAACAATATGACTACTGCTGAAATCATCGCGAAGCTGACCAATCTTCAGGAATTGAAGCGCATGGCCGAGGAACTTTCTGCTGAAATCGAAGCGGCCCAGGACGAAATCAAAGCCATCATGGGCACCGCTGAGGAACTTTCTGCCGGCGCTTTCAAGGTCACATGGAAACCGGTCACCACGTCCCGCATCGATACCACCGCACTCAAAAAAGAGCTGCCCGACATCGCAGCGAAGTACACCACGCAAAGCACCGCACGCCGGTTCACCGTCAAGTAAAGGGGGTAAATTCTGATGTTCTTTGAACTTTCTGCTTTCTTCCTGACGTGGCTTTCTGCCATGGCTGACGAATACCACAAGCACGAACGGACGCGAACCTTGCGCAAGGCCCTTCACCATTGGGAACGCACGTTCCGCAAAGCCCAGAACGCCATGAATTTTGAACTTGCCGACGATGCCAAAGCGGCATACTGGGACGCATGGCGCGAATACATCAAAGCCGAAGGGAGCGTAAACGCATGAGAACCATTTTAAGAATTGACCAGGACACATGGCAGACTTCTGACGGTGCATTTCTGATTCGCCGTCAATACCGCGGTCTGTTTCGCCGCTCCTATGACGGTTACAACGTTCTGCACCGAGCGCCAGACGGCACCTACCGCCAAAGCATTTACCGTTCCTGGTATCCGTCACTTTCATCCGCTTTCAGATCTTGCAAGGCATAACCGCTGCCGCCCGCGAAGGGCGGTTTTTTGTTGGCGTTTTATTGGTTCTGCTCTCCTTCTTTCAATGCTGTTCAAAACAGCAAACGCAAGCAAACACGTCTAATTTTCGTTCTGTTCGCGTTTTCTGTTTGGTGATACCTTGTTCGGCTCTTACCGCAAAACGCAAGCACGGCCCGTTTCTGTTCGTTTCTGCTATGGTTCTGCTGTTCAGCCCATCCGGCAGCGCCCACAACACAGCTGCCGGACGCGCAACGCGAAGCACCCGTTCCGATGGGAGCCGTTCTGCTT